CCATACTATCCGTTAGAACAAGACAGTGTACAAATAGGTACAAATGTACTTAACACCGATGCATACAAGATACTTGGACGAAAAACAATTACATTAACACCGTCGGAATCAAACCCGTCAAGACTGGTTCAAGGCTCTATGTATTTTCCGTTGAAAAAAATGACAATGAAAATAACAAGTAATAGCTTGTCAGGAGCATCAACAGGCGAAATGAAACCTCTAATTAACCTTGTCGTATACCCATTTTGGGGTGTCGAAGCAACGGAAATATACGACGGTAATTATAAAGGATTTTTCGAACTAAAATATAGTATCTATCAACACTATAAAGATTAAATCTCTACTACATTATAACGGTCCCTCGACATCTTGTTCATATCAGGATTTTCATTACAAAATACAACAACATGACATTTAGAAGACAATATTTTCATCTCACTACCGTACTTAGGAGAATAAACAGTACGATCTTTCAACTGCTCCAAAATAGTATATTGTAGATATTCCATACCTCCTCGAGGAACATTAAACAAAAATATAGATTTCGATTTATCAATAGAATGAGCTATGTCGTCTCTCTTTCCAACGCCTAACATTTGTACTTTCATAGGATACTTCGTAAAATAATAACGAATAAAAAAACTCTTCCCTTTACCACCATCATGGTCAACATAGAAATTAACAGTTCGATCGTCGGGTTCCAACTCCAATTCAGCATCTAAATCTCGTTGCCATCCTCGTAACGATCGCGTCTCCAACTGTTGACAAGGTGACAAGTGGCCGGACAAAGATAACAATCGTGAACCGTAACGCAACCAGAGTGCAGGAAAGTTAAGAGCGCAAGACTGCTCGGTAACCTCCAATAACGGCGTTGATCGAACCCACTCACAGAAGTCGGAGACATCCGGTTGTTTCGGTCTTCCAACTCGTCGGGGAAGACTTCCGAACTCGACAAAGTTTCCATCCTTCTTGCAATAATCCGAAGCTTGTATCGGAGAACCACGAGATGTCTCATAGTGCCCCCGTTCGCCAAGTAAAGATCTAAGGCGTCCAAGGCGTTGGTTAGAGTCAAAGATAATATATCCTTGCAGATGGGGGGTGACATTGACGGTGCCATGTTCATATCCAAACACCAGGTAGACAATACCATTTCGTCCCACGCCTCCGCCGAGCGACTCGAGTTTTGATATATCCGACGGACCATAGTTATTAAGAGTGAAACACCACTTCTTAGATTGGGACATGTAGAAATTATGAGCTGGGATGGGATTAATAAACACTAGGTAATACTGGTCATCGTGTTTATTAATTCATCCCAAAATGACTCTTTCAAATTCAAATCAATCGTGGCACGTGCAGTTGAATCGTGAAAACGCAAGCTCAGTCTTAGCACATGTATGGCGGTGCCTACACGCCTGTTCCGCGCCGTTGGCGCTCCTTTGGCGTTCCGGCACTTCGCTAAAAATAAAGGTAGTTCGTTGTATGTGCAGAGCAGGTGGCGCTACGCGCATGCCCGTGTACGGGTACGCGTTGATGTGCGCGTTCCAGGCCTGACGGCCTTCCTTTCTGCGCACATCAAGCGGACCCCGTACACTCTAAGTATCATAATTTCAAAAATGAAACGACTCAAAAATCGCCGTTACACACGCAAACGTCCAAAGAAAACACGTGTCAAAAAAGCTGGCGCGAAACTCGCTACAAGGTCTTACGTACAACGCGCCATCAAAAGCAAACAAGAATCAAAATGCGTAGTTGCTACTACAACATTCGGCTCAAGTAACGGTCTACCGCAAGGAGCGTACGGATGGTATAACCTACATGACATGTATGCCTTAGTTACCCCTGGAGTAACAGACAAAGGACGTATCGGAGACACCATCTATCCAACAGGTATACGCGTAAGCTATAGAGCATACGCAGAAGGACAGTACCAAATAGACGAACATACGACTAACATATATCCGTTAAAATGGCACGTGTACTTGATACAAACAAAAAACGCTCAAATAAATCCTGGTACCCAATGGTTCAAAAGCAGAGACCGTGGAGAAGTAGACCCATACTATCCGTTAGAACAAGACAGTGTACAAATAGGTACAAATGTACTTAACACCGATGCATACAAGATACTTGGACGAAAAACAATTACATTAACACCGTCGGAATCAAACCCGTCAA